CCTGCCCACTTTTCCGTGAAGAACGCTACGATGTTGTCCCAATTCCGGTAGATGACAAACGCTGCGGCGCCGATTGCAACAACGGCAGCAAGGAACCAGCCGACCGGCGTGAGCGCGATCGCAACGCCCAAGCCTTTCAGGGCCAGCGCAAGATTTAGTACGCTCATCACCAGCCCGCCACCGATGTACAAGGCGAGTGCTGCGAAGATCAAATTCGCTCCACCAAAGACATCGCTGAGATCACCAACAAGGTTGATCAGTGGCTTGATCCCGTCGTAAAGGTCACCAATAAAGCTGGTCACCTTCACAATATTTCCGGGCAAATCCGCAGCAAACGCCGTCGCGAATGCCTCGATCTGCGGCCGATACTTGACGATGTTCTCGATCAGCTTGGCGCCAAGGATATTCAACTGTGGCACCAACGAGCTGCCAATCGAATTGCCAACACCACTGAGTGCAGCGTGGATGGTGTCGAGCGTGTCCCCGAAGACTTCACCCTCGCGAACTGCACTATCAGAAATGACGATTCCCAAACGACGGGCCTCGTCTGCCATTTCCTTGATTCCTGCGCCGCCTCCGCGGATAAGTGGCAGCAACTCCGTGGCACTCTTTCCGAAAATCTTCACCGCGGCCTCTGCCTGCAGCGATGGGTCCTTGATTTTCGAGATTCGGTCAACGAACGTATCGAACAACGCATCACTGCTCTTCAGCTTGCCCGAAGAGTCTTTGATACTGATGCCCAGCCCCTGGAACATTTCCTTCAGGTCCTTCGAGCCTGCCGTCGCCTTGCCAACATTAATCTGCATCTTCTGCAACGCACCGCCCAATGTCTCAGCCGATGAGCCGGTGAGCTTCGCTGCAAAGCTCAGCTCCTGAAAACGCTCGCGGCTGATGCCCGTACGCTCGGCCGTATCACCGATCGCGCCGGTGGCATCGGCGAAGCCTTGAAAGAAAAGGTTCAGAGCGGCGCCAGTAATGCCCAGCGTCGCTCCCAGCCCGAGCAGCCTTTTAGCACTCGAACTGACTGCGGTACCGATACCGCCCACCGCACTGCCGACACCCTTCAGACTGTTTGCGAAGACAGGCAGACCAGTACGATCAAGCGCACCGGCCACTCCAGCGCTCGCCGCCTTGACCTTGGAGAAGATGCCGCGCAATGGGGCGGTGAGCTTGTCGACGGCCTTGATGACGACGTCTAGGGAGTATCCTTTGTTTGCCATCCGACCCATTCCTCAGTGCGTTCAAGCCACCAGTCCAGCTGTTCGAAATCCATTTCCATGACTTCCGTGGGCTGAACGCCCATCACCTTGACGACGACAGTCACTCCTGACTCCCACCCCCGAGGTGCTTCAGTAAAAAATCTCGGGCTTCCTGAATCAGGACCGCCTGATCATCCTCGCTGAGCTCTTCGATCATGGCAGCCGGCTGGCCGACCATCTTGGCGGCCAGGTCAATCAGCGTGGCGAAGTCCATGTCGACGCCGCCACTTCCCTTACCGTCCGAGGTAATGCGCAGGGCATGACCTCGGAGATACTTCAGCTTTCGGGTGACAGTGACTTCAGTGAAGGTTTGCTTTCCGAACTCGGCCGGCTCGACCAGTTGGATAATTTTTTCCTTTGCCATCAGCGAACCTCCTCAGCCGACATGCCTTCGAGACGAAGAGTGATGTTGCCCTCTTCGGTATTACCGGTTCCTTCGCCGGCGTACCAAGCTTCACGCAGCATGATGACCTTGCCGTTCGCCAGTTCCAGCGTGATCGTGGCCTCATCGAGCGTGACCAAGTCTTCGAGGTTCAACTCGTTTCGGTCGGTGATCTCGCCCTCAATGAAAGGGACCTGCGGGACCTCCTTGTAACCATGGACGCGGTCGCTGCCGACCACGCCCTCCTTTTTTGGCTTGCCAAGGTTGTAGGTGAAGTTTCCTTTGGCGAAGTACATGTCGCCGTTGATCTTCAAGCTGATGATTCCGCCAATGCGGTTTTTGCCTGCCATGTTCTATTTCTCCTGGCGGCCGCCGTTACAGGCGGAACTGAATTTTGTTGGCGACGATCCGCAGTTGGTTGACCAGGTCCGGAGGTAACAGCATGTCCATCCGGTTCGGGTCGCTGGCATTGCGCTCAGCGATCAGGCTGGCTTTGAAACCGTTGATGTTCTCGACCAGCCCCAAATCCTCCCATTCGCGGAACTTGGCGATTGCCTCGGCTTTCATCACCACCGGGGTGACTACTGCCTGGCCGATACCGTAGCGCGTGCCGTCGTCGGCGAGTTTGTGCCGCGGGTACTTGCGTTGGATGTAGTCCCGCCAGTCGTGGCGGATGAACATCAAAGTGAACAAAGTTTCACTGTCCAAGTAGCTGATGTCAGGTGCGCCAGCGGCGTTAGTTTTGTAAGTGGTGATCAAACGTTCGACGAACATGGTGCCGTCAGTCCCGACCTTGCTGGTGGCGATGCCGTCGAACAGCAGCAGGTTGCGCTCCTCGTTGGTGAATCGATCAGCTGCTGCTGGCGGCAAGCACCAGGCGTATGCCAGGTTCTGGATAGGACGAGCCGGGTCGATGGCCGCGTAGTAAGCAGCGATCGCCATCGTTTCAGCGGCCTTCTCATAAGCCGGCATGGGCTCATCGTTCGCCATGATGATGGTGAGGTGCTGGCTGTTGTGGCTTTCGCCAATTGCAGCGATCGAGCCTTGGCTACCGCGCGCCGCAGCAAAGGCGTGCGCCTCGATCTCGCGATTCCAGGCAAAGCGGCTGTTCAGCTCGGTTTTGATGCTGGCCAGACTCGCGGCATCAGTGTATGGAACAGCCCAGGTGTGCAGCCACTCATCACCCAGGGCAGCCAGGGCGGTATCCAGCGAAGGGTTACCAGCGCCGTTCGTAAATGCCGTGACGGTGACGCCCACACCAGCAGGCAGAACCTGACCGGCGTAGTAATTGACACGGGCATTCAAGCTGTTGCCGACTTCGCCTTTGTGGCGACTGGTCAGCGTGACAGTGGCGGTTGCAGCAACGGCGGTGACAGGCATGTCGGAGGCTGCGCTGATGGCCGCAGCAGCCGCAGTAGCAATGGCCGTAGCTGCGTCACCACTGATGACGCCGACCGAAACACGCCGACCAGCAATCATCAGTTCGATAGTGCCGGAAGCTGTGGCAGGACCAGTGAATGCCACGGTGCCAGTCGCAGCTACGCCAGCAGCATTGTCAGCCAGCGGCATGACCTGCAGCTCGGTATAGGTGTCGATGGCCATGGCCGCACGTACCATGCCAGCCAGCATGGAGCCTGCGCCAAACTGAGCATCAGCCTGCGCTGGACTGGTCACTCGAATCAAAGTGTTGGCCACAGCGAGGCCAGCGGCCAGCTTCTGACCGATCAACAGGCGACGGTACGTAACCGACTGCGGGCCGCGAACGGCCTGACTATTATCGATCTCGCTGTAGACGCCCGGCTTGCGCAGCGATCCAGGCCCAGGGATGGTGTCGAATCCGATACTCATTGTTTCTCACCTTTCGGGGTTGGGGCCTGGCCTGCAGGCTGTTCAGTTTCAAACGTGACGTCACCGGCCGCTTCCTTGCGGACCCAGTAGCTGTTCTTTTCCAGCGGCTTGCCTTCCACCGGCAATACCACATAGGTGCCTGGGATTCGCACCAGGCGGCCCACGACAGGTTTAACCAGCACTCGGGTGGTCATGGGTTCAGGTCCTCAATAAATGTCAGGGCGCGGTCCGCCGGGTCCGGTTGGGCATCGTCCAAACTGTAAGCGGTGGTCAGCGTGTTGAAATCGGGGAGTGTTTCGTTAAAGAAATCGTCGGGATGACGATCTAAGTATTCGGCCTCAAAGATGATTCGACAGGCGCCGGTTAGATGTTCCGACTGGTCCAGCAACACCATCCGCGAGCGCAGATACTGGAGATCATTGGCCGTACCGCCGAGGGTGTCGTCCTTGAGGAGCAGGCCCTCAACCTGACGCGCCAACGTATCGAGAGTGTCATCGAGCCGTTCGTTTCCTTCGGCGTGAATCTCCACCACCAGTTCGACTTTGCGTAAGTACTCACGCGGCGCCTGGTTAAAGATCTCTCCCGACTCATCCATCGTGTAAACAATGATTGCGGGCAGTTCGCTTTGCCATCCGTTGGAAATCAATGGGGCCACGCGGCTTGCATAAACACTGGCGCCCGCATTCGTGGCGCCGAGCAAGACCGCAACGGCCTGCTTGCGAATCAGTTCTCTGGGATGCGCCATGGTCAGACCTTGCGAAGGAAAAGCGTTACGCCGGCAACACCGTCTGACTGCACGTCGTTGATTTTGTACAGGACGCCACGCGCCTGAACGCGATCTCGGTTTGTAGGTTCGTTCGGCAAGTCGATCAATCGAACACCGAGTATCGGGTTGTTGGTCGATACCGGCGCACCCGTATCCGGATCAACGGAAACGTGTGTGGTATCGAAGACCGCTTGGGCCAGGGCCACGCCGGGCGCGACCCCATCTGTCAGCCAATACACGGCGCCATCTGGATCGATGGCGGCCGTAGGCTCACTGAAGGTACGGATCGAAACGCCAAGCATGCGCTGGGCCATGGAGGCCCAGCCCATTACACCGGCGCCGGAGCAGACACGCCATTGAGACGGCAGGCACCAGTGGCACTCGGGTTGGCCGCG